CGCGCTACTTTGGCGCCGGGGCGGGGCCTGGGGGCGGGGGTATTTGTGTGCATGCACCTCTCTGAAAACAGATTTTTCCTTATCCTTCGGAACGGAAAAACCTTTTCAGAGAAAGTTTATAACAATCAGTTTATTCATATAGAGAGGGTTCACACCCTCTCTATATGAAATAATAATATTACTTCAATTCTTATAATTTTTTATTATAGGTACTACACATTAGTATTTATCAAAGGAATTGATGTTTATTAAATTAAACGCAATAGACTGTGATATTTACTGCTACTCAGTCATTTTTTTTATAAGACACATATGTTGTTAAAATTATAAGTAATTAATAGATATATATTATAAAGGTAATAGACGATTGGTCTATTACCTTTATTTATTCTTTTAAGGAGGAATGATTATGCCTAGTATTAGGTTACATGGTACTAGCATGGTTGAATATATCTATGGTGATAAGTTTAATAAGCCTGCTAGAATCATCGAAAGTGTCTATGACATGAGATGGAGATTAGCTCCAAACGGGATGATCTTTAGATTGTGCGAGAATCCACGTGGGTATGTTAATAGTTTAACGACCAATGTGAAAGAGATCATGCAATGTGGAGATGTTGATGTTAACCCGTTTAGTATCGATAACTGTTTAACAACATATTTTGACGTTGATGTAGAACGTATGTTATTGTATGGTGGAAATCGACACATTACCCGAGCAGAATTACCGGCAGATGAGCATAATATGATGAATATATCCGCATTTTCAAGATATCGTGATAAATGGGTGACTCTAATGGGTTATATATTCCCATATATTAGTTTCATCGGTCGAGATGATTTGGGTAACCAAGTTATACGTCTTAACGTAATAAAATCTGCATCGGACACCGTGTCAACCAAAATTAATAGTATATTGAATGAAATATATTCAATGTATAAGGAGAAATCCAAACAGAATAATGACATTGTCCCATTACCTGAGAAGGATACTAGTCATGAAACTTATGATATACTAGTATATCGTGGTAGACATGGTCGTACAAATCGAGGGACCCCTATATTTAATCGGTGGATACGATTCTCTCAAATACTGTATCGAAGAGGTGTGGTCAGTTTCAAGAACAATGTTGTTCCAACTGGGATATTGACCGCAAGTAAATCTATCCAGCAACTATTCTTGAGTTCGTTATGTGAAGTAACATCTTTGAAATATGGTGCTGATAGTGATTGTGGATTGTTCTACGACTGCCGTAGATCGATGATAGTGTCACTAAAGATGTTATTTGATTACAATGGTTTGCGATATACATTAGCAGAATCTGTTTCTAAGGGTGAATATACCGGCAGTGTATTTACATCCAGAGATTACCCAGAGCATATAAAAAGTGTGTATAAGCCAGATCAAGCATTCCTTTCCCCGGCTAAACCGGGTATGGAACATATTGATGGGGATCTATTCGATATAACTTTCAATAGTGATGAGATTATTGTAGATGGGATCAGAATACCTTTCTATGACTAAAATTATAACACGACTTACAAATAGGTAACTAAAGCGAAAATTGATGTATAGTCAGGATGTGATTGACTAGCAAGGCTACTATAGAATTACGGAAGAGGTACAGACGTATACAAAAAGAGGATTACGGCCTTTTCAACTTAAGACTTCTATAGAACAGTGTGCTATGCGATAGATCTGCGAGTCGATTTGGTGCACTAAGTTGCCGCTAAGAGCATATAGGAAAACCGCATATATTTTGTAGCGAAGAGGATCCGACGACAAAGTAGGACGTACCGCACTCAGTATATGGTCTGATATGTGTTGACTAGTTCTTTTGTAAGTCGTGAATTTGCACGCAACCGATGGCAATAACTTAGGAATCCGGTACCGCGGGAGGTGCTAGGCTGTGGGTTAAATCTACGCACACATCTGTCAACAAAGTAATTGAAATCGCTATGCTCCTATTGATCCCTTCGATTAGTATGAGTTTTCGACTGCTTGTTTTCCGGTGGGGCGGACTCATTAGTACTAATGGTATATCGGTAGTGTGTAGAAATGATGCAATACAGGAGGCTAAACGGTGAAAATTTATGAATTAGAAGTCGGTGGTAAAGTGGTAGCGTATTCCAAACATCTCGATATGTTGAAACTCTACTTAGTCCAACGACACCTAGAAAAATCAAATTTTCGAATCCAGACGCGTAAAGTTGGTAAAGGAGACTATGTTAATCCTGACTTATTGCTTTATGTGATCGGAACGTTCGTCCTAACGTCGTTCGAATATGAATACATTCAAACTATTGGAAACGAGCATAGGACATACATTGAGAATCTCGTCGTAGGATTGGAGCTTATCGCGGGAGATAAGACTGTCGACCTATCGAAAAGAGATTTAAAAGCTATTAAACGGACGATTAAGTACTTGAATAAGCATAAATCGTTCGGTAAAGAAGAATCGAGCCATATACTCGATACGATAGTGGATCATCCGCATGTCGTTGACGAGTATATGGCTCAAGTTAAGTTTATTCGCGATGTATTAAGAGGAGAATGCTAAAATGATTAATATTGTAGCAATTGAAGGCTTAGATGGTTCAGGGAAATCTACGTTCGCAGAGAATGTAGTTACCATCCTGAATACCATTGCAAAAAATGTTCATGTTGAATACGTTCATTTCCCAGATTATAAGTTAGAGTCTGGTAAAGAAATTCTTGAATTCTTACAACATGGTGACATTAACAATAGTAGAGCACGTGATAAAATCATGAGACTGTTTATTAAAAACCGTCATGAATGGTATGTTAAGAACTATGAACGTTTGAGTAAGTATGATAACGTGGTTATCATTGCTGATCGCTATCGTCATAGTAACGACTATTTGAACTGCTCTAAATTCAAAGACATTCCTAAAGCTATGGCTAAATATGCTGATATTGAATTGAATGGATATCGAGTATCAAAAGAAATCTTAAACTTCTTACTTGATACACCATTGGATTTGATTCTACAACGCTTATCCAATAAAGCTAAGGAACAAGGCATCGATCAATATGAATCGGAAGCCAACATTCGTAAAATCCATAACAAGAAAGATATTGTTACACGTCATTGTATGGATAAAAACTTTCACATTTTACCAGGTCAATTACTTGACCAAAAGTATATGGAATCCATTGGTAATGAACACTATGCGACTGACCCATTGATGTCCGATTATGCTCAATTATACTTTACTTATAAAATGGCTAAAGAAATTAATGTATTCTTAGATAATCAAGGTCCTAGAGCTAAACGTGGTCATCTATATATTGGTAGAATCCTAAAGAATAGTGTAGTTAAAAACTTAACTAAGAAATTTATGACGGAGCTAAAACAAAGCGTCGTTAAATGTTAAGGAGAGTTAGTGTAATATGATTCGTGAGGAAAAACTTTTCAATAAGGTTAATTTCATTGGAAAAGGGGGAGACTTCTCTTCGGATCTAACGAAACGAAGTTTCTTCATTATCCATGAAGGTTGGTTGTATATCTTTGAACCAAATTATGATGCATTTATGTATTACATGAGAACTGCACGACTCAGAAAATATCGAAATATTGTATTCTGTATTTCCCATATTCATGATGATGCCATGAATGGAATTAATAGTTTCCTATCATGTATCCACGATCGAGGGGAAAAAGAAGCGAATGTATACATCATTACACGAGTAGATGATGTTATCAAAACATTAGTTGCTTCAGGGATCTATCCTAGGTATACAAAGAACACTCATATTGTACATGAATTAGTCAATACAGCTTCTTTGGATATCGTAACAGTAGATATGATTCATGGTGAATTTGATAGTTGTGGCTTCTTAGTTAATGATAGAAAGTCTACAACGAATGATAATATTTTCTACACTGGTGATTGTAGTGAAATACCGGCTATCATCATGAGACGATTCATTGAAGGTAGTATCAAGGGATTAATCACGGATGTTACACTTGAATATCCGAGCACTGATCATGTTTCATTTAAGTTCTTTAAGGACTTAGTTTCCGTATACGGTACAGATATACTGAACCGCATTAAATTCGTCCATTTTCAAAATGAATACGAATTCACGGCTATCAATGAAGCAGTTGAGCGTTTAATATTTAACAATATTAAGCGTACTTAATATAGATAGAAGATGGTTTCCATCTTCTATCTTTTTCTTTTTTAGGAGGCTATGACTATGAATAAAAACGACAAAGTCTATCTTATGATAGAGAAGGATAACGCCTATTCTATATTATGGGCGGAGGATGAAGCCACTCTGATATCCTATGGTGTACAGAATGGAATGAAAGAAGATAAGCACTATAAAATCGTTGCTATGAATGCAGACCAATTTATGGATGCTGAATTCGAGAATCGAACTAAAGATGAAGTGTTCGAATACAGAGATGGTATATTCTTAACTGAATCGGAACAAGAGATGATATTCCAATGTATGGATACTGATATCATGGGACTATTGAACGACATTGAGTCTTTGATACATCAGTTGAAGTTCATCAAGGGTGATGATGCTAAGAAAGCTCGTAAAGCCTTAAAACAATTGCTATTCGACCCAGATATTCCGGAATGGTTATTGGAACAGCAAGATGACCCATCTGAACTTGATGAATATATGATTATGGAAGCTAAGCTTGATTTACCTAAGTATATTAAGACTTCTTGGGGTAGACGTCATAAGAAGAAAGATAAGTCGATGGCTAAGTATAATCCTGAGGCTCGATATTAAAAGCGTATAAGTCTCAGGATATTATAATAAGTCAATTTGTTCAGAAAGGAGAAATACATGGAAGAACAAGAACGCAATCAGCTCAAGAAAGAGTACGCTAAACTATTAGGTACTATGGGCTACAAAGTCGTATACGACTTACACAGTAAAAAGGATAGCGATATGTTCGATTTGGAACTCTTGTGTACAACCACAAATCCTGAAGGTAAGACCTTATATGGATTCTACCAAATCGGTAAACATAATGAACTCGCTGTTCATAAATTCAAAGTATACCGTGATGCGAATCGCTTAGACGAATTCCGCAATGGTATCCAAATGTGGATGGAAAAGATGGTATTCAGTGTCAATGAAATCATCGTAGCTTTACTCTACGAGGGATATGATATTGAAGAAATCTATGTAAACAATAAAATCCACTTAACACCAAAGACGATTAAAATCCTTATGGATACATTCAATCGTCGTCAGCACGACTTCATCAAAGGGAGGTAATCATGGGTAAGAAAGAATTCGAAAAAGAAGAAGAACGTCAAATACTAGAAGCGTTCTACGGTAAGAAGTCCAATATGGAAAAGATAATCGATATGATGGAAGAGCAAATCGAAGTAAAAGCTCTTAAATCTGGTCTAATGGCTAACTTAGAAGACCTACAGAACACATCTGACCAAGAATGGACTAAAGACCGTCTTGATAAACTATTCAATGCGGTATCGCTTATCACCGAATTGCTTGTTGAATATGATAAATAATGGCAAAATCCACCTTTAAACATATATCTAATTAAGATATTTAGTTTAAAGGTGGTGAATGTCACTTATGAGAATACCTAAAATCAAACATTATGAATCGAATGCTGAGATGGTAACTCAACCTATGGAAGAGTTGGCAGTCAGTAAAACGTTTTATAATTTTGGAAATAATAAAGAGAAAGTGAAATTCATCAAAACAGTTGAAGTACTCATTCGCTCCTCTTTAGAATATCGAGAGCTGATCCAATACCTTGGATCAAAAATGGGAATGAATTACTGTTCTTTTTTTCATAACGTCTCCAAGGAGAAGTATGGAAAAGCTAGAATTCGCATAGAATTACACCACGAACCATTCACTTTGTATGACATTGTGAATATCGTGTTAAATAAACACCTCATGGAAAACGGGGAAAATGAACGCATTAACATGATGGACATAGCTGAAGAAGTTATGGGTCTACACTACGATGGGTATGTAGGTCTAGTTCCACTGTCACAGACGGTTCATGAACTCGTACATTCAGGTGCCATGTTCATTCCTCTTCAATTTATTGATGAAGGGTTTAATACTTTTTATCTTCGATATAAAGATTATATTGAGGAACCTCTTAAGCAAATGCTAATCACTAAGCTTAATTTATCGAAGGATTATGCAGCTGATCCGGATCATTTTACTGAGATCCTTCGCAAAAAATATATCTACGTGGTTAATGACAACTATGAGAGCGTTCCTGAACGTTTTGATTAATATATAAGGAGAAACGTATGGGAGACTATTACTCTGATGAACCTATCTTATATATAGATAGATTCTTAGAGCTACGTAAACGAGAAAACACCCAATACAATGACGTAATTCGACTACGTAACTATAGGGGATTAAGCGGAGCATTTAACACACATAAAGATCTAAATGTGGTTACTAGCTCATTACTATATAACTTCTCATATAGAGATACCTTGACCAATAATGGAATTGGTGTCTTACCTAGATATGAGTTAGAAGACAACCCTGAATTTAAACAATTGGTAGTTGGTTTAGTCATCACTAACCAAGAGAATACGCAAGCACTCTTATTGAGACGTAAAACAGACGATTCTCAAAATAACACATTGACGTTGATACAAGGTCATGTTTCTATACCAGAGTTCGAGACTGATGAAGAAATAGATGAATACTTAACATCAACTACGTTATATGATGTATTATATGATAATATGCTCAGAGAAGCGGAAGAAGAAGTCAGTGGATTAATTTCCTTAGTGTACCCAACACTACCATCCACAATGCATATCGAATACTTCGCTAATAATGATTATGACGCATCCAACATATCATACTATCATATTGGGTTTATATTTGAACTCAAAGTTGATGATCTTTCTAGTTTAACTAAGTTAGTATCAGGTGAACCCAACAAACATAGCCTAGAAATCGTAAATATTACAGATGTGCTTGATGACCCATTATTAGATGATTGGGTATCAGAAATCTTTAAATTAAATAAATAAAATAACGATAGAAGTCGCTTTTTTAGCTCTTCTATCGTTATTTTTTTCTCTTTTTAAATATATATTATATAAGGGTATAGAGAAGCGGCAACCCTATGATGTTTACGCACTATACTAGCTAGTTTTGAATTGAGGCGGAGGATGCTGATTCAAACAGAATGGTAGAAAAGACAAGATAACTACCGATAAAAAATGAATAAAACTATTTCTAAATTCGAAAGGAGTTCCATTATGGACACAAATGACAACATGCAGTATGCTCCATTGGACAACCCAAACCTTTCTCGTGAAGAAAGTGTAAAACGCTCCGCTGCCAGCTGGAAACGGTTAGTAGAGGAAATGGGTGTTGATCCGCTAACAGCATACTTATCAATGACTATGACTTCCGATGAGTATTGGAAGCATGCCATGATTTTATCTGAACTTAAATCGATTGGTGGAGTTGATGTAATGAACTTTGACTATAGTAATCATAAGTTAGTCAATGCAGCTCAAGCTAAGTTCAGAGATATTCAATATGAAATGGATGATACTGATAAGACGGAGATTGATATGAGCAACTTCGTTGCATATCAGCATAAAGATGGTTCCATTTCATTGGTTCCTAAGGACCAACCATTACCATTCACAGTAAATGATCTAAAGACTAAAGAGACACCTGAAAACACAGACACCGAAAAGTTAAAAACCTTAGCTGAATGGATGATGGAAGAAGAACTAACAGATGAAACAGAAGAGCCTACTGAAGAACAAGTTGATTCTGAAGAGGTGACAACTGAAGAACCTGAAACTACTACAGAAGAATCTGTAGTAGAAGAGACACAACCTTCTGAAGAAGAAGTTAACGAAACTGAAGTAGAAGATGTAGAACCGGAAGTAGACCCTAGACTGAATGACCCAGAATATGACGACATTGATTGTTCAGATTCTTGTTGGACAGCTGAGGAGCTCGAAGAGTTGGAACGTTTCTACAAAGGTGACGAAAAAGAAGAAGAGGATGACGGGCCAGGTATTAATGACTTTGAACGATTCCTAAATGACCCAGAATATGCAAAGCAATGTTCACGGGCAGTTCCTGTACCTGACCAAGATTCTGATGACGATGATGATGACAATATCGACTTCGACGATTACGACCCTGACGAGTACGCTGATGCTAATGATTGGTCGGACCTTGATTATTCCGATTACGGCGAGCCTGTAACCGAAGCGGAGAAGTTAGGTATGCCAGAAAAAGAATGGAGAATCATGAATGACCCAGTATTTGGGGAAATGTATCGCTCCATGGGTAAGTTCGAACAATGGGGTTTCCCAGCTGACTCAGAAGATGATGAAGAGGAAACTACAGAAGAGCCAGAAGTTGAAGAAGTGAAAGATGAGGAAGAGATTCCCGATTATAAACAAATGGCGTATGACCGTTTTGAAAAAATCATTTCTTTGATTCCTGAGAACATTGAGCACTATCCGTTCATCGGTCATCAAAATGATGAGCCATGGATTAACAATATTATCCCTGGTGATAAGGTAACATTTGGTGATATCCGTATGGCGATTGAACATCATAACGGTATCAATGTATTTGCACCACAACACATTCCTGCTTACACAAAAGCACGTGCCATGTTTAATGGTCTTCGAGATCGATTCCTAGCTCATGAAGATGATATTATTCCAGAAGATGATCCATCTGGTATGTCAGATGGCGAATCCACATTCGGTGAAATACTCTGGAATATGGAAGACTGGGTAATCGAAGAAGAAGAGGAAATGCGTCGTGAATGGTTTGAAAGTGCAAACCCAACAATTATGGTTAAAGACCCAGATCTAATGCAAGAAATCTGGGATCAAGAGAAAGAGGAGCAACGTCAAATGAGAGAAGCTTCTCGTAAGAAGAAGAAAGAAGAAGAGATTCAAGAGCAAGAAGTACTTGATGAACAAGATGCGGTTCTATATGCATACAACCAAAATGGCTGGCAAGACCCAAGACTTAAAGAATTCCAATCTGTTGTTTGGGATTATGGTGAAGATGATGATTATCATGGGGAAGATGAAGTCTTAGAAGACTTAGCTCCTGGTGAAGAAGAATCATTGGAACGAAAAGAAAAACGTCTACGGTTAGCCGCTCAAGAATTGAAGCATCGCTATCGTCGTATTGAATCTTGGATTGAAGCTACTGAAATCTATAGGGAATACGTATATTTCCTATTTGAGAAATATGGTGGTAAGAAACGATTCAAGTTTGCTAGAGCGATTGGTCTTTCTAAAGAATGGTTCCCATACTTCCCAGTATTGAAGAAGAATAAGGAAACCAAAGCATACATTGAATCTGGTGAAGAATATCAACCAGATTTACACGTTCCAGAAGGCATGGAGAATGATATGATTCTGTATCCAAGAAGTGGTATTCCTGTAAGATTCCACTTTGCTGATAATCCAGAAACAAATCACTTTAAATTCCCTAAACAGAAGAAACGAGCGACTTGTTCTGTAGAAGTTGTGGATAGATTTGAACCATATCTTGAATATGCTATTTTGGAACAATCTGGATTAGACTTAGATGCTAAGAATGATCCGATTCGAACAGCTAATTCCATCTTAGATGATTTGGATTATCTAGCTGACTTTACCACTGAACGTAACCGTGACATGAATAACATCGACCGTATGTTATCGGATACTCATTTGAGTATGAAGAAACGTAAGAAACTTCTCAAGAAACGTGGTAAAATTATGAGTTCCGTTCCTGATATTAAACGTAAGAACAGGAATGGATATGTGGGTTTACATGAACGATTCAAGCAATACTATAAAGAAAAGTTCAGAAACCCTTGGGTGGATGATGAAGAACGTTACAGAGATCCAAACCAACTTATTATCTATAAGGACGTTTGGTTGAAACCTGAACGATATGAACAACTTCAATTAATTGACCGATTCACAGAATTGGGTATCATTGACTTCTTTAATCCTAAGAAGATTCTTCCTAAGAAAGCTCGTCGTGTAAAAGTGATGACTTCTCATGGTTCTAAAGACGATCCAGACCGTTACAGCACCAAGAAAGAGAAGAAGAAAGCTAAGAAGAAGAAAAAGAAAAAGGATAAAGAACGCAAAAAGTTTATGAAGGATACAGGAATGGATCCAAATAACTTATCGTTCACTGATGTGACTTCCATCATCAATAATATGGCGAATTCCGCTCTACGTAAATAGGAGGCAGCTATGCAAGACTACAAAACAAATGTAACTCTTGAAAGAGAAAAAGCTGGAGAAGTTCGTCATAGAATTTATGAGAACTTTACAGAACAGGATATGCTCAACTTCTTAGGTATCCTAAGAGATCCATCTTTTCGTGATAATAACGAGAAGTTTGATTATATTCTAACGCTACTTCGCAATCGTGGTTTCTTAGAAATCGGTGCGGGTACAAACCGTATGGCAGTTAAGAAAGGTGGTTACATCTTCAAGATTGCATTCGATACATATGGCGTGAAAGATAATTGGCAGGAATTTAAAATGGCTCCTGAATTACAACCATACGTTACCAAGGCGTATGAATGTAATGGATTAGTATTAGTGGCAGAATATGTGGAATTGATGTCCCAAGAAGAGTTCATTGCAAGTAAAGATGTGATTCGTGAAACGTTGAAACAGCTTGAAACTAACTACCTATTCTCTGATATGGGCACCATCAAGAAAAACTTCTGTAACTATGGATATCGTCAAGCAAGTGGCGAAATCGTTATATTAGATTACGGTTACATCTACCCTATTGACCGTAAGATGATGACTTGCTTGAAATGTGCTCATGAACTCGCATGGAACTTCAACTACAATGAGTTGGTATGCCCAAATTGCGGTTCTAAATATGACCCAATTAAGATTCGAGATCGGATGCGTAACTATGATAGTACAGAAATCCGATATGAAAGTGCTTCTGATAATGAAATGCTTACACTCGATTTGGATTGGTCAGCGGAGGACTAATATATGAAATCTATCATATTGGCTACGTCTTCTAAACAACTGGAAAAGTTGTTAAAAGAATTTGAAGCTGGTCAAGTTGAGATAGTTGTCGTATCCAGACGTATTGAACCGACTGAATTAGATAAGCGATTCAGTCGGTATGCATACGGGTTATTGATTCCACCAATGATTCTATTGCAGAATTATTTGGATTATGGGATTGACCAAGTGTATGCAGAACGATACTTCGAACATCTTAAACGTCCAGCAAACTACTTCTTCCTAAATCGTATTATCTATAATCTTTCTCATAGAGAAACGAATATGATTATTGTGTGCGAATCTGATGAAGCTGAGTTTGAGTATATATCATTAATCGGTACAGCTATCGAAAAGATGTATCAATTCAAACCAGTAACGTATAAGAAATGGAAGAAAGGTAAACGCTCTAAATGTCTTCATGACATGGATACACTGAAAGCTATCAGTGAGAAAGTGGATGGTATCTTTAGAGCGAAATTGATTGATTCCGGTTATGATATGCCGGTTACATTATTAGAATTCTTACCTCGAGCTCGAGTTGCTCTTATGACTAAGAAGCAACGTAAGCTGTATTACAAACACATCGAACGGATGGATGAGCTTGAGAAATTAATTTAAGGAGCAAGCAATGGCTAAAAATAAGAAAAAGAAGAAACAAAAATTTGTTTCTGAGAAGAAACAACGAAAAGAAGCAAAAGCATCTCTCAAGATGCTTTTGAATTCTAAAGCGGCGATTAACAAATTCAAAGTAATCTTGCAAATGCAAAATTACAGCGATAAAGATGTTAAGAATGCTTTGAAAATCTTAATCAAATCTTTCTGGGAAGATCACGCAGTCGACCCTGAAGAAGCAGAATTCCTGGAATTGATTGAGCAACGTGAATACATCAAAGGTAAGAAACGTGGCGATGAAATGAATTACATGAGTCCTGCTAAAAAGGCGATGAACAAATACATCGATGACAACTACGACTTCGAAGAACAAGCTCGTTTAAATGCATTGAAAGATAATTTCGGTGATATTTATGACGAGAAAGATCTCGATGTATATGAAGATGAGGAAGATGGTATTGACGAATACCTTCGCCAATTCATGTTCGACCCTATGGAAGATGATGAAGAAGATTGGGATGTGTGGAAGAACACAGGTAAAAAGGCTGCTAAACGAGCTGATAAAATTAAGAAGAAAAATGAAAAAGCTCTAAAAGCATTAGAAGAAAACAAGAAGAAAGATAAGAAGAAAAAAGCTAAGAAATCCGAAGAGGAAAAGCTAGTTTCCGATTACTATCTTGGTGGTGAACCTATCGTTGATAATTATAAGGATGATGATCACATCCCTCATGATGCGTTCCATACCTATGTAGGATATGAAACATATGAAGATATCAAAGATAGACTCGCTGAAAATGAACTTCTTGCTGGTGCTACTATGGAAGTACATCCTGGTGGTCAAATCGATGTTCACTTCACTCCTAAATCTACAATGCAAGCACGTGAATACGCTATGTTGCAAATGTATCGTGGTGCTTGGTGTCAAGATGATGCGTATGATTACATCGCTGATGCACAAATCGAATTCGACGGCGATGATCCAAATCAAACACAATTCACCCCAGCTATCCCACATAAACCAACTAAGAAGAATAAAGACTTCAAAGATGGTTATGTAGATGCATCTCAAATCAAGTCTGAAGAAGACGTGATTGCCTATTGTGAGCAACAAGTTAACGCTGGTAAATGGACTAACCAAGAAGCTGACGATGTAATCGCAGCATTCCGTGAACGCGTTGAAGAAGTAAAGCATGAACCTAAGAAAAAAGGATTCATGAACTATGTGGATTTGAATAAACCTGTTCGTGTTGCTGATAACTTAATCAGTGGTATCGCTCGTTCTTTACGTGGTGAAAGCCCTAAGAAAGTTATTAAAGAACAACGCAAGACTAACAAGTCCATTAGAGAACGTCTTGAAGAAGGCGGTATCTCTGTTGATTTCGACCCAAGTTCTTTAGTGAGCGGAAAGAAATCCAAAAAGAAAAAGAAATAACCGGAAGGTGATGTAATTTGAGCGAATTATATAAGCGGAGTCTATACCGAAATAAAGATTATGACTTTATCTTCGGTTCTGATATAGTTGAATATGATATTCGTTCAGCCGGTCTAAGTCTAATCAAGTACTATGACCTACTACCACAGAAAACAATTGATTTTCTCGAAGGAATGGAAAAAGATGCCCGTAATAAACAAATCGGCATGATCCAACGAGATGATCCAGTGTTTAAAGAAAGGCTCAAAGAGAGCTTTGTCAATATTCGGAAAGTATTCTTCGAAACCAATGACATCCAAGATAATGAGATATTAGCCATCAAGAAAGATGCTATCTTTACATTAGACCGCCATATGAGTCAACGTACATTTGGACCTGTCGAGTTTGTAAGAAAGAATACCTATACGTCATATCTATATCTCAACAACTATGAGATGTATATAAACTCAATGCTACGCAAAATAGATATCAAGGGATTAAGTGATTATGAAGAGCATCGTGCGTACATGCTCGACTTCTTAATTAGTTTCTGTGCCGTTAATGAAGGAGCACCATCTAAGAAGTTACCAATATCCCGACTGCTAACGTTTATAGATAAATATCGACATAAGGATTTACCCGCTGGGTACTATAGACGATTATCTCAAGAGAATAACTTTATCATATTCGATGAGATAAATGAGGAATGGGTAGAAGTAAACGATATCGATACATCAAAGTATGATGTCGACATATCATATAATTATATTAACTACCTAGTCCCATTAGCAGGGATCTATATCTGATAGGGGGCGGAGGATGCCACTATTACAAACTGTCCGCGTTACAGACGAATTGATAAAGACTATACAGTCGTTCGTTCGTATACGCAAAATCGAACCATTGAGTGACGTCTGTTCGGTAGAACTGATGTTTAGAACACATAACTTAGATCCGCAGATGATGCGAGATATCGGTAAACTATTTACTGAATTTAAAGACTATCTGACATATCTTATCGAAAAGAATTGCTCAGGTATAGATTCTTCTGATAAAAGAACCAGGAAACAGATTACCAAAATTGTATACCAACGATTACGTGAAACGAATCAGTGTAGAACAATGAAAGATTTGTTTCTTAAGTTCATCACAGTAGAATTACAATAGAAAGAGATCCATATACCAATCACGGTATATGGATCTCTCTTTTTCTTTTTTTTATTTTTTTACTCCTCGGCTGGAGTGAAGTTATGTGTACGCATGTAATCAACGATTTTATACGTAGTTCTACGAGTTATATATTGATTAATATACGCTCGTGTTATACCTGCCATATTGGCAGATAGATAGAACTGAGTGGATAAACCATCCACTACGTTTCTAACGATTTCTTTTTGATACTCTTCAAAGTTTGTGATAACTTGTAAATCTTGTACCATCATTGGAGCTTCGACGACAGATATGAACTCAATATCAACGAGCATATTCATTTCATCGATAATCGCCGTGATAGTTTTTTGTTGAATTGGGATAGGTGGCGTCATTTGACGTTCTAATGATTCTCTCCGAATCAACCATTCCTTATAAATGATTTTATTGCCTAGTATAATGATAATGAGCATCATAATGAATAGGATTAATAATCGAATATCTTCCCAAGTTATACTTGTTATTTCCATGGTATCCTCCTAATATATTAACGATTAGCGTAGATAGCAGTTAATCCTACAGTAAGAATCATTGCTACTACACCCATCACAGAATTGTCCAATAACAATTGAATCATTAATCCTCCTAACGATAAGACCAGTTAACCATATTGCGTTCCAAATCAAAGATATTGGAATCGTGACTCTTGAACTTCTTGCTCATATCGATATATTCATTGATTTTAGCTTTATATTTATCCAATCCATCAGGGAAGGATTTTAAGAATGCATTCACATCCCCAATTCCTTGATTTAGATTGATAAATAATTCACCACTATCGACGAGTTGATGGACCGTCTTAGATAACATAACGACTTGAACGTGTTCTTTATAGTGTTCATCTAATACGATTTTGGCTACTTTAAACGTATTAACCGTTTCACCATTATTCAATAGATGGTCAGTTACAATAGCACAATAATCGAATAGAGTTAACATTGGACCGTGATGCATTTCAATAGTAGCATCAAAGCGAGTGATGTTACCCAATACTTGACAATGCTCCATCTTGAGTTCTCTAATAGCATCAACAAAGTTACCATAGTCAGGATGTTTACGAATGGATCGCTCACAACCTTTAATGAATCCCACATAGTTTTCTAGGTTCATGAAGTAGTATTTATCTTTATTGAAGGATATATCAAATTCAGCGGCTGGAGAAGCCACTGTTTTATTCGGATCGTGTAAGTAATTTACATTTCCCATAGTATATCTCCTTTCATTGTATAATTGATTAGATTAATACATTGTGCTGAGCCCTTAGTATATAATAGTCTAGTTTACAAGCAACTATATACATTTCGTGATTCGAAAAGGAGTAAACTATGAACACTAATAAAGAAGAACGAATTACCATAGATGAGAATACGAACTTTATCTCCTTGAGTATGATTCAAGGTAAGATACCATTACAAAGTATTCTCCAATTCAAAGACCGTTGGAACTGGAATTTGTTATCCAGATACCAACCATTTAACATTATTGAGATGGCATACATTGAAGATTATGTGAACTTCAAAGAATTATTTAAAGAGCATCCATTTGATATTATGATAGCTCGTAAGTATGCCGACTATTTAGATTGGAATCATATCTCCGAACACTGCGATTTAGAAGTTGATGATATGATTCAGTTCAAGCACCTTATTAACTGGGATTATGCTCGTCCTAACCAAAATGTATTTCGACATGGTACATCAGGTCAAATCCGTACATTGGCTAAAGTATTAGATTGGCATTACTTTGAGGATAATACACTCAAGTATGATACTTACTTCTTGAGCGAATTTAAAGAAGAAATCCCTTGGTGGAACGTCGATTATGTAAAACGTTGGAATCGTCAGTTTGTATTCCGTTTTGCTGATGAGTTACCATGGCATCTTATTGTAAAAGCTTATCCTAAGTTAATGACGGAAGATGCATTCGTAGTGGGTGCTAGATATCTTCTAATGGATACTGATGGACCTAATGGTGAAGCAAATGGTATCTATGCGTTGATTAATAACTACAATGATGAAGTAGTTATCAACTGTATGGAATACATTGATGGATTTACTCATTTGGGTATTAAAGCATTTGCTGGGTTACCATATGTAACACAATTACTCGCTAGAGTAAGTATGAATGATGACGCTTATCTCATTGATCGCGTAGCTCAAACATTAGATGATATTCTAGTGAATAACTATCGCTTAGATGAATCCTTCTTACAAGTAATTGAAGAAGTGATTAAAATAGCGTTACATGTAGATGAATTAACTGAAGGAATGGAACTATTTTCTATTGAAACATCACTCCTCAGATACGCCTATAACCTATCTCCGAATAAGAAAATCGTAGATTTCATCAAACGAGTAACTGGTAAGAACATCTATACAGACCCTACTAAATGTATTAGTGTGGATGAGTATATTGGATTCGCTATTCGATACCCAGACTTAGCATTTAGTGAAGGCTATCCAAATAACATCGATATGTTTGTTAGTATCATAGCTGAATATGGTACAGCCGAGGCTAAACAACGATTGATTGATGTGATTAATACACATGAGTTATTTGAAGGTATCCCTGATAAAGATAAAGCCGATGCAATTGATAAACTACAAGGAGTGTATCAAGAACCGGTTGATAAACACCAACCAATTATTCCAGAACCACCAAAGGAAGAAGGTGATGTAGATGAGTCTAACGATAACGAGTAACAATCGTGAATATGTCCCATTGACAGCGGATGGTAAATATGCTATCGTATTGGGAACTATCTTTGCGTATGATGTAGACGCTAGTTTGATTGATACTATGAAGAGAAGTAAGCTCACTTCCCTATGTATCTTCCCTATGGATATTACTGATGGATACGACCGATATAAGGAAGGTCTAACTAATATCTTCAAATATATCATCTATGAAAATCAGAACTTTATTGGTAATACAGTAGTGATTGCCCATAATAAAGAGCTACAGGATATAACACTAGAGGTTATTCATACAGTTGCTCGTAAGATCTCATCAACTCATAAGATGTATCCAACAGAAGATGTTATGATGGCCCAACCAGTTACAGCTTTCAAAGGCTCCACTGGGGACCCTAACACAAAAGTCACTGCATTTGCTAGATGTTCACAAGAAACAACCGAGCGTCAAGGTGGAGATAGTGAAAATATATACTATTATAAAATCGAGGATACCGACTTAGCTTTCGAATTTAGAAAGAACTATATGCTCGGTAATATGTCAACAGGTGTGAATATAGGAACATTCTCCTATCACTGTAAACGGGAATGGGTATATCGCACCGTTCCTAAGATTACAGACACCTCAAGTGACGATTAAGGAGGTATACGATTGACCGAAGATATAATCTATCCAAAGAATTCGTTTCTGATTCGTTTGGATGAAGATATTAAAGTAGAACCAATCTATCGTAGTGAGTTCTCTATCGCTATCAATACAGATAAACGTATATTCTACGTAGCAGATGATGTAGATAAGTATATCGTTGAGCGAAGCGTTGAGAATCTTAGATCGATTGGTGAAGATATTATTCGATTAGATAGTACATGTAATCGAAAAGATGTATTTACATTGAAACGATACATCGGCTATCCATTTACAGATAAGATACAAGGTACTGGATCGACTGTTAAAGCTGAGCCGATAAAGTTAACATTCTTTATCATTGGCTTATCTAAATCAACTGATTTAATGCAACAACTATCGAATTTCGACTCATATGAAATCTTTATGAATACCCTAGTGAATAACATCACTAAGAATATTGATATGGATTATCAGAATGCATATATGGATTGGTACAATAGTAACTATGATTTCAAAACACTCTATGAATTCATGTGTCACTTTGAGATGAAAGAATCCATCAGTGATGGTATTATTGATACCAAGATTGATTTACAATCTACCTTTAAAGACGAATCTATGTTACCAACCAACACATGTTGCTTGATTATCCGATGGGATGAATTGAATTAAGAATATATATTATATACAGGTATCAGTAAGTGAATGGAGGTTTATTGATGTCAAACAAAACGTTTTCTCTATCCAAATACTTAGAGAAGAATCAGGACCGTGAACATCCTGAACTAACTGAGGATTGTTTCGTAACAGATGATGAATTAGTCGACTTCATTGAAACTAACGGAATAATCAATGACGTTCATTATACGATTAAGAAACAGAAACCAAGTGATAGTATATCAGGGGACGACGTACTAACAGTTGAATTTCTATAAGAAATAATCGTATAATGAACGTATATGTAACACTACGCTTGAATAAGCTAGTTGATCAACTATTTTATTGAAGGAGGGCACAAACATGCCAAAATTTAGTGAAGTACTAAAAGCTTTGGAAGGTAAGACCAAAGGTACTAAAGACAAAAAAGGTAGCACGACATTCAGCAAAAAAGATTTCGCTGATTTGACAGCATCTTTCTTGAATGAAGATGATTATGTTGCCAAAGGTATTAAAACAGTGAATGGTGAATACACAGAAGTAGAATCCCATCCTGTTAAAGAATTCCGTGAAGCTTTCATCAAAGACGTGTTGGTAAAACATGGTATTGATAAACAAGAAGCGGAAGCTGCTGCTAGAGCTTACCAATATAGCCCTAAACAAGCAGAAACATTGTACCCAGTAATCACAGAATTGATTTACCAATACATTGGTGCTGGTCGTACATTCAACTTCCACAATAAAGCTGATTTCACTGCAGCGATTAAAATGCGTGATATCGAAGCACATGATTCCACATTCAAGAATCGTGAAACTGGTGTAGAAACTGTAACAGCTATCGCACCTCATCGCGTATTGATTAAGAAATCTTCTGCTCCAGCTTGGAAGAAAACTAAGAAAAAATAATTTTCTTACACTCAAGAGAGTATACGGTTAGTTCCGTATACTCTCTTTCTTTTATCTTTTAGGAGGTAATATCATGATTATTACATTTACACAACCAACTACAAATACACTTGAATCTCTAAATAACGCAACGATTACAAATATTGACTATAGTACATATCCGAAATATATTACTTATACAGTATCCCATATCAATGAACGTTCCAGACGTGGAGAGATTGACTTCAAAATCAATATCCCGTACACGGCAAACCCAGTTAATACTAAAAATATTGATAAGAAGTATCTAATCGATACAATCAATCGTCATCTAGTTAACTCTGATGTAAAATGCATCGATATTATGGATATCCATAACTTAGTACTTCGCACGATTGCAAATAAACCAAACTCCGACGTATCACCAACTTCATTGACAAGCCTAGCGAGTGCAGTATTGGGTGTTGTGGCAGAAACCGGTAAGAAGTTCGCTAATAAGGATGGTAAAGGTGAATCTGCGAATGAGATGTTACTCCAAATCGCTAGAAACATCGAATCTAAACGACCACCTGCTCCACCACGTACAGCTAACTTGGACTATTGTATGATTCCAATTAATGAGCCAGTAACACTTATTGTTCCTACAGAAGAAGGAACTATCCATGTTCTACCATCTATGTTAATTGCAGGTATAGTTATTGGTAATGATGCAACATTCATTCATTATACACGTTCTCAAAATAGTCAAGTTGGCGATGCTGCAACTACATGCACACTTAGATATGCTATGAGCGATATCAATGTAGTATATGCGACTATCGCTAATGTGTTATTCAAAGAAGACCCGCATGTAATTGACCTTGTAAAATTACAAGCCACTCTTCATAAAGAATTGGGGGTGTAATCGATGAATATTCGAGCAACTTGTCGTAATGCGTACGGTCACGAAAGTGTTAGATACGCCAAAGATGTTTCAATCCATCAAGTGAATATCTATTGTCAATATGGTAAAGTTAATAGTATTACGGATATGGTTAAGGATCCAGAAGATCGTATCCATTTCTTGGATTTTACATTGATGTATAATGCCCATAATCGTAGTTTGATTGCTAAAAATCATTTCGTAATACCACTAATTAAAGATTGTAACCCAGATATGGTCTTAGATGTCATCTTACAAGAGATTGATAAACTTGGTGCAAATGGAACACTAGCTCTCAATGATATCATTGGGGACTATATTATTTAGGAGGAAACCACTATGGTTTTATATATGAATACCGCTATTGTGAATGGCGAGATTGGTTCAGTGTTCTTGAACCGTGTATACTTAGTATCACTTAAAGTATATAAATCTAATACGTCATTATGCGATAAAATTCTTGCTATCACAGTTAAACATGAAAGTGTAATTGAATCGGAAGCCTGTCTTGAAACTGTTGAAGTTCCAATCAAAGGACTTTATACAAATATGGCAGTTATTTCTAAATTCATGGGCGCTATTACTAAAGTGCCATCCACTAGTGATGATGCTGTTGATGTAGATGAAATTCTTGGCGAAATGCTCGCTGAGTAACTAAGAGGAGCTTCGGCTCCTCTTTTTTTTGCCTGTTAAACTACCATAAAAGGACATAGTTTTAAATCCAAATACTATGGTTCGTTTTTTTCTTCGGATCATAGAGAAAGGAGTTTAATATATGCCTAATAATAGAGATACTCGTTGGCTAAGGAACATCGGTAAATCAGTAGCATTCGGTATGAAGAATGTGTTAAACGATAAGATGTCCGAAAGTCAGGGTATTCGCGGGTCAGTCTATGATTCCGCAAAGAACTTACGTCAATCTATTATCGAAATGCGTCGAAACAAAAACGGCGGTGCAGGTAAAGCATTTATTGCTGATGCTAAGGCTAAAGCGAAAGAAACGTATGATGATGCGATGAAAGCGTTGAAGTCTGGTGATTTATATCCTGATAAAGCCGATAGCGGTTTCGATTTCGATGATGATTTTAATTTTGATGACGACGATTTCTCTTTTGACGATGACGATGGGGCTACACAGACCTCCTCTAAATCATCTAAGACGACTGCTAGTGCCGCAGAGATTAGTTCTATCAATCGTGTAGAACGTGCTACATATGCAACGGGTGCTAAGACAGCAAGTGGAATTGTCAAATTAGATAAAACCATGAAAACCCATGGGGCGATTATTGCTAAAGGGTTTGAAAAACAAGCGGCGACGGCTGCTAAACTAACATTGAATATGTTAGTCGCTCAACAAAAGCAACATAGTGAATCTATGGGGCAATTGGTGGGTATACGTGATTCATTAAACACAATTAATACGTTTAATCGTGACGTAATGGGTAAATTCGTTGAAGGTTCGTTACGTTACTATGAAGATAGTTTAAATATTTGGTCACAAATGCTTGAACTACAAGAGAAATCTATGAATCCAGATAGCCCATTTGGGAATACTGGCGGTAAAGCATCTGATTTCTCTAAAATTTTCGGTATGGGATTTGACCCAAGTTCCTATATGAAGGTTATCAAAGATAACTTCTTGAGTAAAACACCATTCGGTATGATGGCTACTGGTTTATCTATGGCTAGTTCCATGGGTCCAAAACCAAAACGTGGCTTCATGAATAATCCAATGGGTATGCTACTTGAACAAGCTATGGATGCGTTCATGCCTAAGCTCGTTGAACAATCATTAGCTAGTTTAGATACATCTATTGCAAACATTCTTCCAGCTATGATTTCTAAAATCACGAATCAGAAGAATAATTACAATAGTACGTTAGCTCAATTCATTGGGAATGTATTTGGTGTTGACCCTAAAGGTGGTAAATTTGATCCAAGTAAATATAATAAGGGTGCTGTTGCGTTCGATGGTATAACACATCGGACCATCAACCAAGTTATCCCTACGTATTTGAGTGAGATCCTCAAAGCCATCACCAATGGACCTGCGACAGTATTTGATCACAAAACAGGTCAATTTACAACTCGGGATGAAATGAAAGATCGCTATGACCGTGAAATGCAGTATATGGCTAATCGAGCTACGGCTCCATTAAGTGATAAGACTGATAAGGTTATGCGACATATGGAATTTGATTCCGATGCTGATCGTGAAGAAGTTGAAAAGTCTATTAATAAATTTGCTACCGATTTAGCTAAAGGCAACATTCGGTATAACCCTAAGAATTTAGAACGAATGTTAGCTGATATTGAAAATCGCTCAGCGAAAGCCATCTTAGAATCTGTTATGAAACAGATGTCCAAAGGTGACCATATGACAATGGCTTCGGCTCATTATAAGTATGGTGACATGGTAGCTGATTTTAACAGTAACTATGCCGATGGTGATTATAGTGGCTATATCCTTAATGATAACTTCTCTGAAGCCGGTAAGAAGATTCTGTCTCAACGGGAAAAAAATGAGAAGAAGAAAAAGGATATTAAGTTTAAATCTACAGGGAACGCATTCCTTGATAAGAAATTAGGAATTGAATCTGGTGGTAAAACATCTGCGAATGATATTGCTAACATGGATGAAAATGTTAGAAAAGCATTAGCTGATGGTACCGATGACACTCTCAAAGATAGTAAATCAGTTGGTGGTAACAAGGGTCTTGGATATTATCTAAAGAACCCTATGAATGCATTAACTGATGTTATTAGTAAGATCGATAATTCCTTATATAATATCATCTTCTCTGATGATGAAGACGGTTCGATTATTCAAAAGATCGAGCAGCAAATTATCCAAACATTTGCTTCTGTTAAGAAATTCTTAGTTGATAATATTTTTAAGCCAATTAAAGAACAAATCATGCCAGATAAAGCCAAACAAAAACTCCATCAGTTCGGTGATAGTCTTATGGACTATGCTAAGAATATGATGATGGGTGTTAAGAAAGGTAATAAATATACTGGTGGTGCGTTCTCCTTTGCAGCTAACGCTGTAGGGGATATTGGTAAATATATTAAGCAAACGATCGACGGAAAACCATTTATCGACTCTGCGGGTAAAAGTATCAAAAGTCAAACGATTGGTATTGGGGCAGAGATGAAGAAAGGTTTCGATACCGCATTTGGTTATTTGAAATCATATTTATTCGGCGGTAGCGATAGAAAGAGTCAAGAAGCTAGTAAAAAGAAATCCTTAATGAGTAACATCACAACTACTCTAACTCAAGGGTATAAGATGTTCTCTAATAATTTCTTCGGTACTAAACTGAATGACCGACAAGCATTCCAACAATTTGGTGATTTCATTAAACGGAAACTTCCAAAAGGAATTGCTAAAGGTGCCGTAATTGGTACTGGATTAGGGGCATTATCATTAACAGGTGGTGCTGGTTTATTAGGTTCTTTATTCTTACCTGGTGGTCCTATCGGTGCGTTAGTTGCAGGGACAGGCATTAGTTTACTTTCTCAATCTACTAAATTCAAAGATATGATGTTTGGTAAGATGGATGATAAAGGTAAACGTATGGGTGGCCTTGTCGGTAAAGGTATTCAAAAGTTCTGGAATAAGAATAAGAATGCTATTATCGGCGGTGGTATGTTCGGTGCTATCAAAGGTGCTCTAGGTATATCTATTCCTGGTATGATCGGTGGAGCTCTCAACATGGTCGGACTTAGTGGTGCTGGTAGTGCTATCGGTGCTATTGGTCTAGCTCCTGCATTAGGTGCTGGTCTATTAGGTCCTGTTCTTATGGGTGCTGCTACTGGATTAGCTGTTAAATCCAAACGATTCCAAAGCCTATTATTCGGTAAGGATAAGGGTAATGGTGAAAAAGAAGGCGGTATCGTCAATAGCAAGTTCGGTAAAGGTTTGAAGAAAATCTTACCGGGTGCTGCATTCGGTGCTCTATCTGGACTCGGTCTGGGTACGTTTGGTGGTAGCTTCGGCTTAATCGGTGCGTTAGGTTTAGGACCTATGGCTATGGCCTTAGGTGGTAGTGCATTAGGTATCGGCTTAACATCCGAGAAATTTAAAGAAGCGTTATTCGGTAAATTTAATAAAGATGGCACTTACAAATCTGGCTTAGTGGATAAATTCAAAAATATCTTAACAGTCGGCGTTGTAAATCCATTAAAGATTCGATTTGAGAAAGGTGCTCTTGCGGTTGAAAAATGGTTTGCTAAATCGATTGTAAATCCATTGCAAGATGCATTTACTCCATTGAAATGGATGTTTAAAGATCTCACAGGAGTTATTAAAGATAAGGTAACAAATATCTTTACTAGAACTGCTGATGCGATTGCTAAGCCATTTAGTCCAATTACACGTGCAATTACTAAGCTCTTAACTGGCGTATATAAGACTATGAAGTCTGCCACAGACAGAATATTCAAAACCGCTATGTGGGGTTTAGGTCAATTAATATCTTCTCCAGTTAAACTTGTTGGTTTAGCTGCTGGTATGGCATCTGGCTATTATAGCATGGGTGCCTATAAAGAGAACGTTCGAAATAAAGCTAACCGTATTGGTGAAGCAGGTGGTTTCTTCGGTAAGTTGAAAGCAACTGGCTCTACACTCGGTGCTATGTTTGGTATGGGTGATGCTGACCTTACATCTGAAAAATATAAGGATTTGGCTCGTGCTAAAGCCTATGCTAATGAACGTGATAGACGTCAAAACCGTTACTTTGGTAGACGTGATGCATTGATTGCAAAACATGAAGAACAACAAGCTGCTCTTGAACGAGAGATGGCTGCCAATGGTTGGTCTTCTAAAGATAAACGACTTGCACAGCAAGATTTAACTGCTAAGCAAGATCGCGATAAGCTAATCAATGGTGATACTAAAGACCAAATGACGGCGATTAATCAAAAGGAATTGGAAGTTCAAGAAGAATCCAGAGATCATTTAAAAGGTATTAAGAAAATTATTAACCACTTAGCGGTTCGTCTTGGTATCGTTGATCCTAAGGAAGCTGCTGTTGAACCTAAGCATGATGATGACGATCCAACTAAATTAGTTGGTGGTAAAACAGCTCAAGATATTGCTAAGGATAAAGAACTAGCAGCGAAATCCAATTTTACATTCGGTCTTCAAAACTTCGGTAAACCTGCTGATAAAGTTGATGGTACAGGTCGTCATGCTGATGATGATGTAACTAAGCTTGTTGGTGGTCGTACCGGTCAAGAGATTATGAAAGAACGTAGCGAAGAAAAGAAACGTCAAAGTATGCTTGATTTGTTACGCCCTATTGCTGAAAATGCTAAAGATAAATTGAAGAATAAAGCAGAAAGCTTCTTAGATAAATTGACTAAAGGAATGGATATGGTTAAAAACTTCCTTGGTCTTACAGGTATCTTAGGGGTCTTGAAAGCAATCTTCGATAAACTCTCTGGTAAAGGTAGCGACAGAACTCATGATCGTATCACTCGTGATGCATTGCAAATCGGTGGTAAGAGAGTCGCTCAAACTATAGATGATATTGGCGAAAAGATGATGAAAACCAAAGCTGGTCGAGATGCCCTTGCTAAAGGTAGGGAATTACTCGGTGCGGCAGGTCATAATATCGCTAGAATATATGATAAAGGTAAATACTATGCAAAAGCAGGTAAACAAGCAACTCAAAATGCGATTGCTGATGCTACTGGATTAGTTGCTAAAGATTATAGTGCAAACTATAAATCTGAATCCGTTCGTCAATATGTTGCTGAACGTGGCGAAGTCAAATCCAAATTGTCTGGTATTACTAAAGCTGAAGATATTGTTAAAGATGCTCAAGCTAAAGCTGCTAAGGAAGCTTCCGATGGTGTAGCATTTGGTACATTCAAGAAATGTATTGATGCGGTAGCTGATAAGGTTGGGGATCTTGATATTGTTAAGAAACATTTAGGTCCAAATGCAAGTAAACTCGTTGGGTCTTTGAAAAATCTAGGTAAATCCATTACTCCACAAATGTTCCTTAAGATTGCTCCTAAGTTCGCTAAAGTAACAGGTCAAACTGCTGCTGTAGTTGGTACTGCAGGTGTAATTCAAATAGGTTTCAGTTTATATGATGCCGTAACAGGAGCTATTGATGCTGCAGAAATTTTCGGAGTTCCGTCTGATAAAGTAACTGCAGGTATGCGATTGGCTTGTTCTATTTTACAAGTTATTTTAGGCTTACCTGGTTTGATTTATATTGATTTGGCATTGGAATGTATCAACATGTTCTCTGGTGGTGAAATCAACATCAAGCAGATGTTGGCTATGAGTGTATACACTGCATTACCTGGAACTAGTGAAGAAGATGCCGCGGCTATTAAATTAGCACAAACAGATGATAAGAATGCTCGTGATGCTTACGAAAAGAAAACTGGTAAGAAGATGAGTGATTCAGAATGGCGTAAGCATAGAGATGCTGAAATCGACGACAAGGCTGAATCCGAACGTCTTGCTGGAGTTCGTCAAACATCAATTGGTAAATTCTTATTTGGTGCTAATGATGAAAACGGTGAATACCAAAATGGTTTGTTTGCTAATATGAAACAAGGTGGTCAAGCATTCTTAGCTAAGTTATTTGGCGAAGCTGATGTTGATGACTACCAAGGTAAACAATCTATCTTTGGTGATATTTGGGATGCTGCCAAGAACGCTGCCAATGATGTTGGTGTATGGTTTACTGGTGGTACTAAGAGTGATGGTACAGAGATTGAATCATTGCCTGAACGTATCGGAGATGGAATCAAAAATAACCTTAAATGGTTCTTCGGTGAAGTTGATGATGATGGTAATGTAATCCAAGAATCTGCTATCTCTAAAGGAATTAAGAGCCTTAAAGAATTAGGACAGGAAGCTGTCGATAAAGCTAGAAATACAGTTGTCTGGGCATTCGGTGGTATTAATGACGAAGGTCAATCACAAATGCCGGCATTGAATAATGGTATTAATAGTTTAACTAATTCCCTATTCGGCTTTAAGGTGTTTACTGATAATGGTGAAGGTGTAGCTAAATTTGACCCATCATGGTCGGAAGGTCAAACCTCATTATTTGAAGAATATATCGTTAATCCATTTAACGACGCTTGTAACAACGTTGGTAAATTCTTTACTGACTTATATACAAACGTTACTAATTTTGCAAATGAATGCTCTCAAGAAATTGATGATAATGGTGTGGTTGTAGGTAGTTGGCACATTCTCCAAAAAATGTTCTATGCATTTAGTGGAATTATGTTTGACTTAACTTCCCCAATGAGAAGTGCTGTTGCCAATATCACGCAAGGTATCAATAATTTCTTTGGCGGTATTTCTAATTGGATGAATGGGGTTAAAGCATGGTTTGATTCCATCACAATTAGTGATGTGGGTAAAGCTATTGTTAAAGGTCTACTTGCTCCATTACCTAAGACAATTAGTGATAAGGTTATAGATGTCTTATTTGGTAAAGAAGATGGTTCTAATGGTTCCTCATTAGGCTCTCGTGTAATGAATGAGATTAACTGGACTACTAATAAGCTTGGTTTAGGTGGCGTTGCTAATTCATTAGCATCTGGTAAAGCATTTACTGGTGGTGGTGAAGGCGATGGTTCTGAACAAGCTAAACCTAATAACATCACAGCTAACCAAATTCAAAACGTTGCTAATAAGACTGATACATCTACCGCAACTGACGGTAAAATGATTAATTATAAACAAACCGACTCTCAATGGGCAGATATGTCTGTATTGGGTAGCTCTGGTGGTTATGGTACTATGGCTGATTATGGCTGTGGTCCTACTGTATTGGCATCCGCTATGGCGAATGTAACAGGTAATACGGCAATTACACCTAAAGTTACAGGTGCTCTTGTATCTTCTGCAGATGCAGGCCCTGCTGATAACAAAGGTATTAGCCCATCTTACTTTGCTACTGCGGCTGATAAATTGGGTGGCTCTACATTTGATTTAGATACTAAAGATCCTAACTCTTTGATTGATGCGATTGCTCAAGGTGGCACTGTTATCCTCGGTGGCACTAATAAAAATACATCAGATGTTCCATTCACTAAGGGTGGTCACTATGTTATGGCTAATGGTGCTTACGAACGTAATGGTGAAGCCTTCGTTAACGTATACGATCCATTGGGTAAACGATCTAAAGGTTATAATATTAAGAATTTGATTGCTGGGATGAATGATCCTAACAATCCTGGTTTTGCTAGCTTAATTGCCCGTAAGGGTGCTGATGTTAGCAAATTTGTAAGAAGTGCTAAATGGGTTGATCCTAAACAAATGGAACAACTTAAAGCGGCCACTATATTTAGAGGATATGGTCCTAAGAATATTACAGGTGACGATATCCTTACTGCTGGTGAAGCATACTATGGTACAAAATATGACCTAGGCTCTCAAGATCCATCATCATCGCTCGACTGCGGTCTATTTACTCAGTTAGCATTCCGTGATGTTGGGTTGGGCTTAAGTAGTAGATGTGCCGACGATCAAATGAAACAATTTGAGGATGCCGGTGCATTAGTTCCACTTAGTCAAGCGGGCCCTGGTGACTTAGTATTCTTCTTACGTACATATGAATGTGAAGCATACAAAGATATTACTCACGTTGGTATCTATGCTGGTGATAACAAAATGCTACATTGTGGTTCTTCCAAAGGTGTAGTATATGAAGATCTCAATATAGATTACTGGCAAGGTAAAATCTACGAATATGCTGGTTCTATTGAAAAATTATTTGGTGTTCCTACCGGTAAAGGTAAAGGACCTGGTGGTATTTCTGGTAAAGGTAGTAAAGCCACTGGCGGCGATGGTAAAGGTGCTGCAAGTGCTAAACCTAAGAGTCCATTGGAAGCTTTCATTTCCAGATTCCAAGAAATTGGTAACAATGCTATTGGTTCTATGATTGCCGGTAAAGTATATACTGGTACACCATGGGAAGATAAAGCTGGCGGTAAGGGCTCACGAGGTGTAGGTGGTCCAATCGATCCTATGTCTGGTGATTCGGAAACTAACGCTAAGCATGTATATAAAGTACTTAATAGTGCTGGTTATACTAAAGAAAATATAGCTGGTATTATGGGACGTCTTCAACAAGAAAACCAATTCCGAACAAATTATGGTGTAGAACACACTGAACCAGATGGTACTGTATTAGGTGGTGCCGGTATGATTCAATGGAATGGTTCTCGTCGCGAAGCGTTGGTTGACTTTGCTGATGCAAACGGCGTTCCTGTTGATAGTGCTGAATTACAAACTCGATTTATGTTGAAAGAGATTGATGAAAGCTATCCTAGTGTATCCGTATCTTCAATGAATGGGCTCGGGATAGATGACTCATGTACACGTTGGACCGATGATTATGAACGTGGCGAAACTAGCCCACAAGCTTATACGTACGCCGACGATATTTATAATAAGATTGGTTCTGGATACTTCGGTGGCGATGCTCAGAAATACGGAGCTGCTCCATCTGGAAAAATGCCATCTGCTAGTTCAATGAAATCTCTTCCTAAGCTAGGTCTATTTGGTGGTGGAGATACTACGGTATTGAAACAAATCGCATCAAATAGTAAAGCGTTTAATTATACTCCAGATACTAAATATGAAGGTTCTGTCATAGCTCCTGATTACGATGTATATGGTAATATTATTGCTAGTGGTATGCCACAAAATAACATGGTTACAGCCGACGATTCTATTACAGTTATCCAAGCTAAACATGATTGGCAACGCAACTGGTGGAATAATAAAACTGATGCAGAACGGGCTGCTATTAAGAAAGCGAATGAGGAAGCCAAGAAAGCTCAAGAAGCTAGTACTGACACAAGTCTATTGGCTAGCAAACCAAGTCCTAATGCGAAAGCAAAAGGTCAAAATAGTACTGATAAAGGTAACATCATTGAGCAAATCAAAGCTCAATACGAAGAAACCATTAAGAAGCTTACTAAAGAAACTGGTATCGCTGGTACAAATGGCTCGGCTGTTGATAAGGCTCTTAGTGCTACAAGCGCTGATTCTAATTCTATCGTATCTGCTATTAAATCAATTGATATTCGTGCAGAAGCACAAGCTATGGTTAAATACTTAGAAGTGATTGCAGGTAAATCTGTTGAAACTGCTCAATATACTGCTAAAACAGCGGATGTTGTTACAACATCAACTGCTCAAGCACAACAAGCAGCGGCAACTGACCCTACTATCGCAGGTTCTAGGGCAGCAACCATTCCAGCTAATGTGACTGCTACTAATAGAAATAATCCGGATAAAAAATCCTATCGACAAGCACACCAAACTAATTTGGAAATTGCTAAAGGTGGAGAATTTAGACGGAGTTAATTAAAGAATATAGAGATATAGACTGTTACGTCTATATCTCTATATTTAATCTATTTTAACAAATCCATAACTTGAAAATTAATTTGTAAAAGTGAGGTGGATTTAGTTGTTAATTAACATCAAAACTAATTCTGCTGTTAATGTTCGGTCTGGACCGGGAATGGGTTTTGAAGTTGTGAACACATATCCTTCAGGCTATATATTACAAGCAAAAGAAATGCAAAAAGATGGTGGGGATAACGTCTGGTATAAAGTCAAAGACGGATGGTTATCTGCTAACTATACCATCGATATCCATGAGCCAGGTACGGTTCATGGTGAGCGAGGGAAGATCAATCTTCAACAATTCGCTCCAGGGGATCCATCAGGTGCGGTTCCATTAAGTAACCAAACTCCTAAATCGGAATCTCCGCAAACTGATAAAGTTATATCATCTATTGCTCAAGGTCAGATTACTCAATCGGTCGTCAACCCAAATGGTGGATTATCATCCGCTGTTTTTGTAGGTGGTCATGGTAATGAAACTGACGTTAATAGTGATGTGATTTTAAACAAACGTATTTATGGTGTACCATATCAATTTATGGATACTACCGACTATAGACCCGCTGCCAATAACGGTGGGGATGGTGAGCTAGGTGCCACGTTTATGGAGATGATGGCCGAGGCTCCTGTTATATCTATTATTCCAGGCAAAGCAAATTTCCTACCTGATTTAAGCAATGAAGAGAAAGATAAGTTTGTAGAAGCTGCGAACCAAACACTTCAAGAGATGCAGAACCGATTTAATGATACTGCACAAAAGATGATTGATGATAAGAATGCCGATATGCGATATTTCGAATTCGTATCAGACCATTCCACATATATCAGATATGTAAACACTCTTTGTCAGATGAATGCTATTATGATGGGACTTGGTGATGAATATGTTCCTGGACATGAAGGTCAAGGTGAACAATATATGTTCAAATACTATGATTGGTCTGGTTATCGACTATCTAACACGATGGCTGGTAGATCGTCAACTGGGTTATTGAATGGTAATGAATCAGGTCCTGCTGAGAAGGTTGAGAGTTTTGTAGATTATGTGAAAACTGCTACAGCTAATAAAGAAAGTCTTATTGATAAAGGTATGGCTGCGGCATCGGCATTGAATCTAACAGAATACTACATTGACTTCTATATAAATCCATCTATTGGTTACTCTGAATCATTCAGTAACCAAACTAAAGAATCCATGATTTCATCTATGGTATCTGGTATGGGTGATTTGGCAAAAGAACTTCAATTCTTAATGGGTGCCGGTGCTGTTCAGCAAGACGGTAATATGACAAACTCTATTGCTAAAGCAACTGGTGAAATTGGTGATGCTGCGAATAAGTTATTACCTAATTCAGGTATCATCAAAAAAATTACTGGTTCTGCAGCATCTGTATTATCAGGTTCAAATATCTTCTTCCCAGAGTTATGGTCTGCATCCGACTTCTCTCGTTCCTATACAGTAGAAATGGATTTGAAGACTCCATATGGTAATAAACGAAATATCTTTTTAGATTTATTCGTTCCTATGTGGCATTGGATTGCCTTAGTAGCACCAAGACAGACAACTATCAATACATATGGTGCACCGTTTATTGTACGTGCCTATATCCCAGGTATGTTCTCATCTGAAATGTCAATCGTTGAAAACTTGACGATTCAAAAAGGCGGAGATGGTTCCGCGTGGTCAGTTGATGGATATCCATTGGAAATCAAATTATCAGTAACTCTAAAAGATTTATATAACACATTCGCAATGTCTCAAATCAGTGATTTGAAATCTGCTTATAATATGCTATGGAACTATGCGTTGATTGACTATGTATCAGTTCAATCCGGACTTGATATGAAACTTTCTGAATTTGCTAAGAAAATAGAAGTTGCCAAAGCTCTAGGTAATACAGCTATTAGAGGTCTTTGGAATTACCCATTGGAAAAAGCAAAAGAACGCTTGGCTCAATCTATACGTATTGCTTCTGGTAAAACCTAAAACTGTCAAAAACATAATAATGGAATACTACGGTATTCCATTATTATTTATTTCCTATGAGAGGATAGATAGTATGCTAAAGAAGAATTTAGAACTATATAGAGATTCTTTTAAGCAGGTGAGCATTAATCAATTCACTCGTGTTAAAGAATTTTTAGCAACTAAAGTATTACCAAAGAAGTTCCAAAAGAACCTATTTGAGCGTATAGAAGAAATCTCCCGTATAGATACACAGACCCTTAAGATAATATTCTATATTATTCCAGAGTCGACTCCTAGACCTAGGTTATCCTTACGTGGAGGACATTTTTATGTTAAAAATGCTGGTGCAAATAATACATTTGTGAAGCATGTTGTGAAGGAGGAGAAAGAACTCCTTCATCTAATAACGAAACCCTGTTCTTTCGACGTGGTTACCTATATGCCAATTCCTAAGAGTATGAATATTATGGATACGACGTTAGCGGAATTGGGAATGATTAAACCGATTACAACTCCCGATTGGGATAACCTCGGTAAGACCTATTCGGATATGGTACAAAAATGGTTACTATTAAATGATAGCTTGATTACCGATGGTTCTGTTAGTAAACGATACTCATTGAAACCAAGAGTTGAAATTACTATCACATATGCATTAAATTATGATAGTATATATAACAAAAGGGTAATTGAGAATTCAAAATCGTATAAAGAATTAGAATAGAGGTGATAACTGTGACTCGATTTGAAATGAATGTGATGGATTCTATTGATGCTATTCAAGAACACTTTGCGACAAAAGATATGGAATGCAAATCCGCAGGCATGTCCGTATCTGTCAAAGTAAACGAAACTTCAATCGACTCTATTATCAACGAGATCAAAGATATCATCTGTCATACGTTTGATTCCAAAAAACCTGCCAATGAGATTTGTAAGCTAAATGTACACGGGAATGTATTATTTATTCGATTCAAAAGAGAAATACACTGTTAAGGTGTATTTCTCTTATTATTCTTTTTTTTGATATAAAAGATAGGATACATGGTGGTTGTTCCATGTATCCTAATTGTACACTCAGGGTAAAATAGTCACACTATCCTAGGAGTAGCTAATCAATTGCTTCAGGAGGCTTTACCCTTCACATGATTTAGTAACTATCCGGTGTACTCATACTTATATGTTATCACGATATAAAAACCCCATATACCAATGATGGTATATGGGGTCTTGTGTTGCAATTAGCAACCTTTACGCATATAATCTGCTTGTTGACGAATATCATCTAATGTGATATTTACAAGTTTCATAGTATGTGCAGTTTCAAACATAGTGTATTGTAACAATGCTTCGGAAAGAACGAAGTCTTTATCCAAAGAAGTTGTTCTAGCAATTTCACCATTATCTGTCATATCCATACGACGAAGATCGTCTAAATCTTCGTTTTTATCTTGCATATAGATATCGAATACATTCAAGTTCAATGGGTTCTCCAATAATACTTGAGGGGTTTGTACATTAGTAGATTCTGTTTGTGTAGATTCTTTCAATACTTTTGTAGCAATCCCTTGCATTAAAGAGAAGAAGAAGGATTTATTATTATCTTTCTTATCATAGTTGAATGTGCGTGTTAAAGGATTATATGTTTCAGCTACATGTTTAGCAGCTTCAGCAACATCGTCGGAAGATGTATCTTCACGATCATCAACTTCCACATTGCTACCATCATCATTCATATCCTTTTCCATTGTATCAAGAATTTCGGCTTGGTCTTTTTCACGTTGTTGTTCATCACGAACCACATCGATAACCTTATTGCTGATCATTTCAGCCAATTCATCAGAACCTAATTTATCCATTTTAACTAGGATAGTTTGACGTTCTTCATCATTAAGCTGAGGAGAAATCATTTCTTTGATTTCTTCTTCAGATTCAGCTTCGTTAATTTCTTTTACGCGTTCCATAATGATGGCTTGAGAGAACTCATTACAGAACTCAAGAAGAGCACGAAGGAATGGGCTATTTGTACGATTAGCGGATTCAGCCAATGTTTTCACACCACCGATTTTCTTAACGTACATAGCACCAAAGTTCTTAATAGTAGTGATATTTTCACTTACATAGTCTTTATCATGAGGTAATGCTTTTACAAACACTGCATTGAAGCATTCAGCTAGTACAGCATTTGGAATAGTAGCCGCTAATGTATTGATACCAGCACCACGATAGTTTTTCATAAGTGCACGGTGATTAGCTTTCAAGGCAGCATCACGTTCATAGGCTACTTTTTCTTCATTCAATCGTTCGTTTTCTAATTTAGCAGCTTCCGCTAACATTTGATCACGTTCGATTTGTTGTTTACGTAACGCATTGAAGTCTAATGTAGTAAAACCTAGACCTTGTTGGCGTACGACTTTACGGTTGAAACCCATGTGGATATCTCCTTTACTATTATAATCAAAATGTTATAATTATGTCCCTAGGCTAGTCCAAAATATTGATGAATATTTGAGCCGTACGTTTACCATTCTTGATAGTATGGTCTACGTTTAAGTACTCAGGAATAACCTTAGATGTTTCAATAACCCCTTGAATAACATTTGTTTCATTGACTAATGATTCAAGAGTTTGCATTGAAGGGCCGTATTTATTAATGCCATTAAACTTGATAAATTTAATGGATGGGAAATTCTCTTTGATACCAGCGATTAAGTTAGAAATATATAAGGAAGGGCTAGATACCAATGAGATATCCCGACTTTCAATATATTTTTGAATATATGATTTCAATCGTTTAGTCATGTCTTCAGCATCAGTAGTGAAAGTATACTTCACATCAAAGCTGATAGAGATATTAATCTTATCCAATGGGTTAGTTGCTACTTCCAAATCTTCATGTTTGAAATAGAACTTAGAATACCCATAGGTGTTAAAGAACTTAATATCAATATGGAAGTTGTTAGTCAATAAATCCAATGATTTACGAATATAGTCGTAAATACTACGGAATGAAGTCATAAATCGTTCCCTAGCATTTGGTAACTTGAAGTAGTTCGCCTTAATCAATGGAATCATTTCTAATCTAAATCCATATTTACCATTTGGTCCTCTATTTGCATATTGGACATAGGAACGAACTTCTGGAACTGGTATAATGAATCGAATTGGTGTATCCTTACTCATAGTATATCGGTTCGTTAACGTGAAGTGTTCCAATAATGGTAACGAATTGAATTTGTGTAACTGTTGCGTTGTTGTATCTGGATACTTGTAGAAGGTCAATAGTTCCATCTTACAATTTGTGCCGTCAACAAGAACTGGGTCAGGACTGTCGGTTCCTGTAGTAGGATCCAACATACCTTCCGTTAATTGAAATTGATTCTTTAAGGTTACATAGTCATTAGTCTTAATGAACTTTTTGAAGAAGTAGTAATCTTCATCAAAGCCATATAAGTCCATATCAATTAACCGTTTAATACGATTTTCTTCACCATGAAGAGTCAATACCACTTTAAGGTTTTCATTATCAATGTATTGGTACCCATCGGTTGGGTTCTTGAATGTCTTATGAGATGGTAATACTAACGTATCATCCTCAATCAACTTGAATGCTTCTTTAGGAAGCATAGCTGATGGAGCAATCTTTGTAGTAATGGTATAACCATCTTCACCATTCAAGGCATCGCGTTTGATATTGATACTATTGACGATGAATTGATTGAATGATTTTGTATCCGTTGGTTGATATAACGTAGTGATATTATCATTGACTGAATTCAGATAGAATGCTACAGATAATGGATTTGCACATACTACCGTTAAGAATGGGTTGATGTATACGAAATCATTATTTTCATAACCGTCTAAGTTATTCTTCAATGAAAGTGTTTTATCAATAACGGCAACGGATTTATCATTGCCTTTATATCGATAGATCTTACCTGCTTTAATAATATTACGTTTGGACTGTTCCACGTAAGTGTCAATATCAGTAGATTCAATCTTAATATCAAGTGTATTAGTAGGGATAACATTTTGGTCAGCATCCCTGAATAGAATAAATGTAGAATATAGACGCTCAAAGGCATCATCTCGTTTTTTCATGAACAGAATTTCATTTTGTTCGCGATGTTTGATATTATTGAAGTAGATTTGTAAGTCGTTTGTAGTAGTAAAGGACTTGATTGTGGAATAAGCTTTTACTACATCATTACGTAATTCTTCAATATCTTTACGATCATAACCACCAACGGATTCTCCAGTAACAGTGCCCATAAAAATCATACCACGGTTATTTGGATATCGATCCGCCTTACCAATGATTTCTATATCAGTACCATCATAGGTAGTAAAGTTACCATTCTTACCCTTCGTTGTATATAACTGAATATAGATTTCAGAATTATACTTAGGAGTAAAGTAACGTTCATCGTTAGAGAACTCAATTTGGAGCTTATGGTCATCGACGATTTTATAGAAACAGAAAGGTTTATCTAACTTTTCTGTATTCATTAACTTCTTCGTCAACTGAGTATATGTTAAATCACCCGGTGCTTTATAGAATACTTCGAAATTTGCTAATTGACCTTCGAAGCTATATTCCATAGATACCATATTGATCTTATCATTCATAATGACAGTATCAGTAATTGTCTTCTTTTCCACTTGGTGTAGCGTTACAGCTAATACGACGTATCGCTTACCATTGTCATTCACATACGTACTAGTACGAATATATGGATTTAGTAATGGACTTACACTATTCTTGTGGTCCATGATATAATAGGCACTGTGGATAGTACCTTCTAATGTACGTTTACTAGTAACACGTACATCATAGTCTAACATGAATGGAATCCCGTCGACGTTAAATACCATCTCAGAGTCCATATCGAACTGAGTGATATTACCATCAACGTTAATACCATTCTTTAATAACGCTTCTTCTGACATCATGATTGTAAATGGAACAGAAGCTGCGGTTGCCATCAAATTGTCAATTTGGAAAATCGTGGCATGATTATAGATAGATTCAGGTAATTCTGCCTGAATCGGGAAAATCTCTTTAAACAACGATGTGATCGCGAAGTATCCATCATTGATAGTAGTAGATAGGACTTCTGTAATGTATCCGAATAGACCAACATTCATTTCATTCATATCAGCGATATCTTTGAAATACGTTGGTGCTATCTCTTTGGATAGGTAGTCCTTTATATCATATACACTAGTACCGTTTTTAATAGTACCCACTTTATCACATCCTAAGCATACATAAGTTGATAATTAGAATAGAAATCATTTACCCAATCTTCAAGAAGATGGTATTCTGCTTGCGTTGGGTTTCGTTTTTGTTTAAGCACTTCCATAATGGAACGATCTGTTTCATCATTACGTAATTTAGTTTTCTCGAAATGACGAACGACTTCTTTAACCATCATGAATGTAAGGCTCAAATCATTATATTCGATAAATGGATGGTTCTTAGTTACCACAAAGATAGAATCTTTCGTATCTGGTCGTTGGTATATAGTACCATCTTCTTTAATAATACGGATACAACTACCGAATGATAGTTGATCCGCATTTGTTTCTAGCCATTGTTGTGTATCGTTATTCCAACGATAGAGTGTTGTTTGTGCCATGTGTATCCCTCATTATACTGGTCGATAACGTAACTTATATAATTCCCCACCATTACCAGTATCAACAAATGGACACCCAACGAATGTTTTCGTAGAATGCATTGTACTTTGATTATATACTGGAATATAATTAAATGCTTGGTTTTGGGATAAGTAGTTAAACTCAGCTACATGTAATGGATTATAGTCATCCTTCTTACTATAGTTAAACGTAATGGTATACGTCGGTTGTTTAATCGTTTCATTGACTGAATCGGAGAAGTTGGATGAAGGGATATTCGTAGGGAAACAACCAGTGTATTTACACCAGTAGAGAATATCTTCACCTGTCGTCTTAGTCAAGAAATAATAGATAGAAATTGCATAATCAAGTGTATGTTTTTTAGCATGGACTGGGTTAGGCATAGCCTCACCACGATAAACTGCATTAATATACTCTATCCAGATTTTCATAATCTTATAAACGGATAGCATATCATCATCACGGAAGTTCACATTAACTGTACCTGCAGTCTTAGTCTTAATTGTACTTTGACCATATGTATTTTTCCAACCAGTGAGTGTTTCACCTGCTTCCGTTGTTTCCAACACTTCGTCTTGTACGTCCAAGCCAGTTACACGGTCAGTTAAGATAGGTATGAATGAATGCCCGCCACCTGCACTATTACCCATAAGGTAACTGCAAAGTACAGGATGTGATTTTAACATACTATACATCAGAGCAGATGCATGAGCATGTGCTACTGCCGTATCCAAATTCAATACACTTGCTCCCGTGTCATTAGCGAATGATAAGTTCATATCAGGTCTTGTAAAGAAGATATGGCCTTTAGAACCAAGTAGTTCATTATTCGGTGTTGGTAATCGATAACGATTGAACTTATTGAAGATAGTGGCTCTATCGGTATGAATATTAAATTCATCATAGATAGCATCAAAGCCAGAGCTATATTCATCATATAAGTCATCACTCATATCTTTAAAGATTTGAATGTCTTCTTCTTCAATATGCGGAGGATCTGTTACTAGTGGAGTAGCATAGGATTCATCTTGCTCCCATTCGTAGATACCGCCGAATCGTTTGATAATCGTTCTACCATCACAGCCTTTATACTTGAAGTATTCGATAGCGTGTTGATCAATAGCCGCATAGTGAATTTGACGTTGCTCATATTGACCATCGAATAAACTGCCACCATTATCAAATGAAGGTCGTTCACCCGGCCAGTCTTTTGCATCACCACTATATAAACTACCCGCTCCACCACCTCCACCGATGTATGTACTGAATTTATCAGTAATACCAGGATAGGTTTCACCAAATATATTAAATATATCAGATAGTTCAGAACCAAAATCAAAACCGATTACGTAGCGTAATCGAGAAGATATGACACCAGATAATAGCCCACGGAAGTTATTTAATAAACCCCCATCTCTACCAAAGAAAGAACCGTCTCGGATATTACCGATAGTGGCACCTTTTAGTAGGCTACTAACATACTTATTTTTCGTTCTAATGAATGAATCGATACTCATGCTATTGAGTCGATTCGGTTTCTTTTTATCATCGTCGGTTTGACCACTAATCGTTTTCCAAGATGTATTAGAACCCTTTAAGCTCACTGGTTTACCAGGATCACCTTGAGTCCAAGCTTTATCACCCGGAGTAAATTTGTATCCATTATTACCACCAGTTGGAGTTCCTGTATTCACTTGCCCAGCAGACCATAATGTACCACTACCAATAGAGTTTGTTGGAGATGGTGCATTACCTGTTAGGAAACGAGAAAGTTTATTAAACCCACCGAAAGAACGTTTAAACGGATTTTTCTTATCTTGATTAGCATGGTTGGCTACACGTTGAGAAGAGAACTCAACGTCACGGTCAATGACTACGTCAGCCGCATTAATATAACCACCATTAGCTGTTCTATAGTAAGAGTCCAGACCATTTTTATGTAGGGATACGAGAGCTACAAAATCATTTGTGTTTAATTTACCAATGTTCTGCCCCAATTCATTTGGTTTACTCAGAATAGGGGTAGGACTTTTAACTCTTGCTTCTAAATACATAAGTATTTCACCTCATTAAATAGGACTGTAATCTTATTTGAATGTTAAATCCATATATTCACATGGACTTGTATAATAGATTATATAATCATATAGAACATTTTAGGTATTTAACAAATATATAATCTATCCTAACTAAAGAAAGGAGATCTAATCGCATGATTGATACTGTATTGGGCAAGATCCTTTCCGTGGTTAAAGGCACTGGTAGACATGTACTAGATGTACTTAAACCAACTGAAAAGTATAAATCCATTGCCCGTCAATCGGACAAAGCAATTTGTCAATTCCCAGTAATTGCTTCTAAAGCAATGACGTATGATACAGCTACTATGATTGTAAAGGCTTGTGAACGAAACTTCACTACCTTCATGGGGGTTGTTATCGGTCTTAATCAAGTAATTGATAATAAGACTGGTGCAGTCGACTATATTAGCCGTTTTCATACAAACCCAGATGATTTCAGCGACGGTCGTGTAGAGATTACTCGCACTGTAGTACCGATGCTTAAGGAATCTGTCTCCCCTGCTGATCAAAAGGAAATTCAACGTTTGTTATTAGAAGCTAATGTTGAGTTCGGATCTCAATTCGAATCCCAGTCCTTAAATGATCGGTATAAACCAGTTGACATCAAATCTATTCTTGCAACTGAAGCTGTTGTTAAAGGTAGCGTTAATGTACCTTCTCCCGAAGATGGTAATCTTAACGATGTCCAAAAAGCAAATGCTTCATTAGATGCGAAGTTGGTTGAACCAGCATTCAAATCTTTACTGAAAGATACTGATGTTAAAAAAGCAAATGAATTGGTTCCATCTTTGATGTCTGTGCAACTTACACAACGCAACGATGCGGGTCAAAACATTCCTATTCATTTCTTATTAGGGATTAAAGCGGTATTGCACCCTGTTAGTTCTGTAGAGATGATCAATAATGTGTTCAAAGCATTTGATAAAGGTTCTCGTGGTAAATTCTTCGATTTCCTTCGCTGGACTACTGGCGAAATTAGTTTCGTTAAAGATCTAGTATTAGGTATCGATGAAGTGAAACGTGATCTTAATGCTGAACGCAGTAAACAAGAATCCCCTTGGTGGAATCTTCTTCGTAATCGTAACTCTGTGGGCCGTTTCCGTAAATGGACTAAATCTGCTCCATTGTTACCAAATGCAACCATTGCTATGACACAAGCTGAAGTTGATAACCTTCGTGCTAATACAGGTGTTGATATTTTAGACCCTAGTTCTGCACTTCAAGTTATGCAACAACTTGGTTTGTTACAATTCATCGTTGTTGATGATGCAAATGATGTAGCGTACTTTTTAATCGATGGTCAAACTCGATTCCAAACTTACACATTCAACGCATTACAACGTGATAACGGTGATGCTGAAAAACAAGCAATGCGACTCATTAAGCAAATGAATAAGTTATAAGGAGTACACGCATATGGTTGAAAATCAAGATTTAGAAGTTATTCTTGCAGAAAGTTTAGCTCCTAAAGAATTCACACAACTTTCTTTGGCGTTAGAATCCGAAGAAGTTCAAGCTGGATTTATTCAACGACTATATGGTCGAGTACTATCCAGTATCCAACGTTGTATCCTTGGTGGTAAAAACAATGATATGATGAAAGTGATTGTTGATACTAAAGGCGATTTCTCTAAACATCCTTACTTTGAAACACAAGGTGAGAAACCGACTATTGCAACAGTATTCACTAAATCTAGTCATGCTACCGTAAAAGAAATGGGTAAACAAATCTTATTAATTTCCAGTTTCTTACAACGTCATAAATCTGATTTCATGAAAGGTATTCATGCGGGCTGCCCTGCTTGCCTTTCTTTATATACAACTTTCGTCCTAAATTGCGTGGTGGGTTCTAGTTATGCTATCATGATTGAATCGGATAGAAAAATAACTCCACTATGTAAATCTGGCGTTGATGCATTAGCAAAATCTGCTGAATTAATCAATAGCCATACTGCTGAAAAAGTATTCGAAAAAGATATCCAATTGACCGAAGGTCTTGGTGATATTTTGATGAATAAAATTACACAAGCTAATAAGCGAAACGTTATACCTGTAGCAGGTGTTATTGGTATCGCTTTACTTGGGTTCTTTATGCTTGGTAAATATATCATCTTTAGTGTATATAGAACTAAAGCAAAAGTGTCCGACTATTTAGCTCAACAAGCATTGTATCTCCAACTCAATGCTGAGAATGTGAAAAATAATAGTAAATTAACTAATGAAGAAAAAGAATTGATTTTAGCACGACAAAAGAAAACTGCTGAATTACTTCTTAAGTATTCTGACAAACTAGCAATCGATGGCGTCAAATCTGGTCGTCAAGCAGAAACTGACAATAAACGTGATACAAAAGCAATTATTGAAGATTCTAAAGACGATGTAGTTGATGTCACTAGTAAACCAGGCGAAGCTAACACTGGCTTGCCATTATTCTAGGAGGAATAACGAATGTTAAATTTCGAAAAATTTGTATTAGAAGCTGAAGAAGCAAAAAATACTGACGCTAAAGACGAAGCAAAAGTAAATCCTGAAACAGAAGAAGAAATGGAAGAATCCTACACAGATTTCATGGTAGAATCCATTCAACTTCAAATTGCATTGGTAAAAGCTGATGCTCATTGCATGGAACAATACATGCAAGCAACTACTGAATCCGCTAAAGCAGATATCGTTGCTACATACGAAGGTGCAGTATCCGAATTCTTCGATCGTTGGAAAGATAAATTGGGTAAAGCATCCGATTCCGTATCCAACTGGTGCGAAAAACGTGCTAAAGACTTCGATGGTCAAATTAAATTGAATTCTAAAAAATTCATGGAAAAATATGCTGACGTATTAAATGGTAAAGACTGTGACCAAGTAATGGTACCTTGGACTGATATCGATGTAGCTAAAATCGATGCATTCGCTGGTAAAGAACAAATCTTCATGCAAGCAGCTAAAGAAATCGCTAAAGCTGATTCTGCAGAAAAACTTGAATCCTTGGTTAAAAAATACGAAGGTAAAGCTGATGACGAAGCATTGAAAGCTCTTCAAAAAGCTCTTGATGATGCTAACGTTGAAAACGAAAAGAAAGAACGTACAGAAGTTAAATTCGCTACTATTAAGAAAAAAGCTATTGCTAATGCAGGTGAAGCTTCTGTAGCTAACATTGTTAAAGCATACCGTCAAGCAGGTAAAGATATGAAAGCAGCTAAAGCTGAAGTATTAAGCTTGCCTGTAGAAGAACGTAACCCATTCAGCAAAACTGCTTTGAGTACTGCAACTAAATATGCTAACCGCGGTATTCGTGCTGCTAAAGACATTGCAGTTTCTCGTGCAGGTGCTAGAAACGACATGTTCTTCAACGCTAAACGTGCTTGCGTTAAAGCCGTTCAAGGTAAAGGTGCAGCTCAAAAAGCTGCTACTGAATCCTATTCCTTATTGGATGACATGTTAGCATCCGTATTCTAATCTGAATACCGAACACTAAATATAGATACTACTCGAAAGAGTAGTATCTATATTTCTTTCGCATTTTTACATTATAGTAATATTTTATCTATTATAACCTGTACAGGAGGAATTATTACATGTTACAATTTGAAAAATTTGTAAATGAGAACACTGTGCATGTAGAGGAGATGCATTTCGAGAACTTTTCTGAGTTCTCTAAAGCATGTCATACATATAATACAGAGTTCATAAATCTTCAAACAGCTATGGAAAAGGCTGATGCTAAATGTATTGAAGAATATAAGAATGCCGTGACTGAGTCTGATAAGGCTGCTATCGTAGCAATCTATGAAGGTACATTAGACGATTTCGTTAAACGTGCTAAAGAACGCGTTAATAAAATCATTGATGCTATTATTAACTTCGTTAAGGATGCGATCAATAAATTCAAAAATAAAATGGGTGATTGGTATGATAAGTTCTTCAATAAATACTATGATTTATTGAAGAGTAATGAAGTCAATAAAGTGAAAGTTCCTTGGGTTAAAATCAAAGAACAGAAGCTTGATAATATTGACCGTCGATTCGACGACCAAATCAAACTAATTGCTGAATGTTATAAAGCTAACTCTGATGAAGAATTTAAGGAAGCATTCGATAAAGCCAAAGAATCTATCATGGAATTAACCGATGATATTCATAATATTACTAAAGAAGTTAAAGAATGCTTCAAACAAAAAGAAGAAGTTGAATTTGGTAAAATCAAAGCTAAAGCCATCGAGCGTGCGAATAAGAAAGTGTACCAAGGTAATATGGAAGTTCTTGACTATAGCTTCAAAATGGCTAAAAGTCTTAAGAGTCGTGTCAAACTTGACAACATGCCATCAACACCTTCCATGATTGCAAATAAAAGAGGGCAACAAATTTCTACACTTACTATATCTCTTGCTATATTATATAACGAATTTTTCCATACCAAATATAAACAAACGATTGGTAGCTACATGGTAGCTCGCCAAGCATGTAACATGGCTATTAGTGCATTACATGGTAAAAAAGAACAAACTACTGAATCTGTTGGTCTATTAGATCAAATGCTTGCAGAAGTTTAAAAAAAAATAAAGATCCAGATACCAATTCGGTATCTGGATCTTTTTATCATATTTCAGATTTTACGATACGGTATGCCCGTTTAATATTCCCTTTAATAGGGCTATTTTTAAGTTCTTTTTCTTCATTAGAACGGTTTTGTTTACCTGTATATAAAATACGTTTTAGATACGATGTAAACGAATGGAACGCTTGTCCCATCATAGCAATACGAATTGTAAGGATACGTAAGCTAGTTTGCACAAACAATTTAAGTTTCTGCATAGTATTGAATTCTTCTTGGTTTTCGATTTGGTTGAGTTCTTTCTCAACCGCTTTTAGCTGAGCATCAATGGATGCTTTTTGGTTTTGAGCAATCGTAATCAATTCTTTATAGTTACCACAGTAACCCAACATCATATCCACCAATGGAGCGATTTTAGATGGGGTATTGATTGTTACTACTTCTGTTGTATCCGTACCACGATAGAATGTTTTGATTTCATCGAATGTGGTGAATTGAGTAAATACTTCCAATATATCTTTTTCAGATTTAATGTCAGTATCTTCTAACTTTCTCCAAATCGATACACTGTAATCAGGAATTGGATTTCGTTTGTCCATGAGTTTAGTAATCGCGTTCCAATATGGGATCCCAGTGATGGTAATACCTCTATAGTCACGTTTCTTCAATTCATTAAATTCATTCATATGCTCTTCAATCCACTCTTCATGAACTTCATACATAGCACGGAGTTTTTTAATCCAAGATTGGATGATTTTGGCTACATAGTTGCGAAGCTTATCTACCCACTTTTTAATCACATCTACGATTTTATTATGGAAGGCTTTTTCTTTCAATCTATCAAATGTACTTACTTCTAGTACAGCAGAATCGAAGATTGTATTTGCGTCGAATATAGTAGCTTCTGTTAAGTAGTCCAGATGATTCATATCTACACTCCTTACTTAGTAATCATATCCATAAATGTTTGACGTTTATTGACATGGGTCATGATATTTGTGATGGTAGTATAGAACTCCAAGAACGCCATCATTTTGTAATTGATGTATGTGCAAATATCATTAATAGCCATGATACCAAGACCACTTAATACTTGAACTGCATCAAATAGTGTAAGAAGCATCTTAACACGAGCTGGTACATTCGTCATAATTAAAACGTCTTTAATCTTAGCACGAAGTAAACCTAAAAGATTTGTGATAGTTTCTTTCACTTGAGCAATTGCTTTATATAGATAAGATAATTTCATAGCACTATATTCTTTATCAAATTTAGCAATCGCATCGAACATATCACGGATGAACAATTCACCCACACTTACAGATACGCGATTTTCGGATGGGAAGAAAATTCTATGTACAGTATCATTGAACGCTGTACCATTTAAACTTTTCGTTTTGATATATTTGGATACGCCAACAATATCAGCACGGAAGTTATAGATACCGTTTTCTTTGATATCTTTAATTTCTTCGGTGAATTCATCTAAATCGAACTTTTGTGTACCGAGTTTGTTAATCAATTTACCTAGTCTATCCCAACCTAAACATTCATTGAAATTGATTGTTCGGTTATCAGTCAAGATAGGGTTATAGATATACATACTGAATGTTTCAGATTGACGGCCTTTGAAGATATAGTTGATGGCATCAACGGTAATCATAGAACGTTGTTTGTTGATTTCTTTATGCAACGCATTAACTCGTTTCATAGTATAATCACATGCATCAAATGCAGTTTGTTCTACTTTCTTAATATGGTCAGTGATTGTAGTTATAGCTAATTTAAAAGCCTCTTCACCTACTGCTTTAGTGACCAATTTAAGAGCGTTTGCTGTATTTTTACGTACAACAGATAAGAAGTTATTATAGAAGCCAACAGCCCCAACCATAGGGTCGAATGACGTATTTCCTAACTCAGTGGATAAGAAACGGGCTTCCTCGAATACGATATCGATCTCGTTATTCATAAGGTGTACACCTCTTTCTACATAGTAAATTTTAGCTAAAATTGTTATTAGTTTGTTTTTTGGTGTAAGAATGGGTATATAGCGTTATGCTATATACCCAAAAAAATTATTTTAATGACTTAGGTCGTGGCCCTTTAGATGGCGTATGTGCATCTTGGACTTTTTGATTATATGTATTACGAGCTTCAGAATCACCCGATTGTTTCTTGAATGTATCAGGATACTTATTATCCTGAATATTCCCATGCTTATCCACACTATGAGAATTTGGTACATCCGATGCTTTCTTTAAGTCGGAATGTAATCCATCAGCATAGATATCATTTGTTTCCTTAGGGGTTGGTGTATTAGATGGACCTTTACCCTTAGGTTCTTCGATTTGGATATTTGGATTTACTTTCGCGTCAAGTTTCTGAACTTCATCAGAGCCCATACCAGACTTAAATGCAAAATCGTATTGTCCAGCACAATTGAACATACCGCCCGCCTTAGTAAAGGCTGCCACTGCACTTGTGAGACGATAATATCCATTATACTTAGCTTTTTCCTTATCCGTGAAGTACACTACGAACTCCTTATTTGGAGTCATAGCAAACAAGTCATGGTCTAGTAAATAGCAAGATAAATGTAAGTTACGTTCATTGATTTCACTTAACATAACAGACTTATTGAAGTCATTACCGAACTTATCAGACACGATAGTTGAGTTACCCGCACCACGTTGCTTACCAGCACCACTTACTTCCGTGGTTTCATTGTTACCCGAATCTACGATAGTAACATTGTTACCAGCGATTAAGTCTTGTGTAGTCGATGGTGTTTGAACAGTGACATTTTCTGGATCGACATACATGACATACTCTTGTTCATCAGGAGAGTCAAATGTCCCAGTCGCTTTACTCATAGAATTACTATTATCAATTACGGTAATGATCGTTTTACGATACTCACCTTGTTCATAACAATCACACGCGCCAGATTTATTCAATACGTATAGGCAACGGAAGTCGTAGAATGACATCGTGCCGAAGTAGTATGTACCATATGTTTGCTGCAGATATTCAAATACGTTCATTAGATTCATTGGCGGAATGATAACCTGTGGATATTGTTTATCATTGTTCAATGGGCTAATGAGCATTTTATCAACCCCCGCATTCCCTAGTATATGACCTAGAGCGGAGGATAGTGTGCAGTCATTATAGATTTCATTGACCGTTTTACGCATAGCGATTAAATCACGCTCTCTCCATAACGAGAGTTCATATGATTCGGTATAGTCACTTACGTTGTACCAGTGCTTATCTTCGGCTTTGATTCCAGAAGATGTACCAGTACCTTTACCACCCTGTGCTTCATTCGTTTTATCGTATAGCTTACTTTCTTGGAAAGGTGCTTCGTCATCGATTAAAACAATGAATGTATCGTTGATAATATCATGATAACCCGAATTAGCATTAGTCGTA